TCATTGCCGTAAGGCCATTCTCGGCGATGATCGTGCTCTCAAGGTTTCTTCAATACTCAATGTTTTGGAGCATGACCTTGTTGAGGACTCAAAATTATTCTGCCTGAAGTGTACACCAGCTAAAACTTCTTCCGGACTTGACTTCTGTTCTCGTGCAATTACGTGGGACAAGCGATATCAAATCGCTTGGCCTGCGCTTAAAGTCTCATCAGTAACATCTCAGTTGCATTGGACGCGTCACATTACTGAGGACCAAATCCTCGCAAATTGTGATGCGGCTATGTTTGAGGCTGCTTTGCACGATGACCCACAACTTTTCCACGATGTCTTTTCGGATGTTTTGGCGCTTATTCGGCGCTACAGTATCCGAGTCGACCAGCTTGCTTTCCATTCGCGTGATACTATACGGCGACGTTTTATTGACATGGTTCGTTTTAATCCAACTCACGAACATATCTTAAAGCATGCGCGCCAGGATCACGATCCTGACTCGCTAGATTATGTCATAAGGTGTAAACGCTCTTATGACCTTCGCCGCTCATGCTCTGATGGAGAACTTGCTGAACGACTCAAAGACTACAAGGCTCTTAGGAACCTTATAGCAACCTCGGACTTGTCAAAAATACAATCCTCTAGGGAATTAAATCCCGTAGGATATTTACACGACCTTTTAACTTTATATAACTTAAAAGATCGCCCGCACGGATCTGCTGAACAGAAGGTCCGTGCTGATAAGTCCATTTCTTGGACTTACGTAGTCGAGCTTTATGATGTCCTGGCTATTGGCCAAGCATCATCTAAGCGAGATGCTCGCAATCAGGCTTTCACCCGCCTGCTCGATAAATTGCTTGGCAGTTTATCGATTACTGCCTAACGGAGTTAAGTAAAATAATACTGCGAGTTATTTACTGCGATCTCTCTTTCTCACAATTTATTCTTTTCTTACAAGTATGAATACCTGCAGTGGTCATGTTTCGCTGCTCGAAAATGCTTCTAAGAATCCTATTTCTGCTGTCCTTGAGCTTCTCCAAGCTGCAAGGCTGTCCAGTCGACCGATTGATTCATACCATCAAGACCCAGACGGAAATTGGGAGTGTCTTGTCACTGTCCAATTGCCTACGAGCACTATTAGTGGCGGCGCTACTTGCCACAATAAAAGAGCTGCTAAGACCGAAGCTTATCGCCGCCTTTACACTTCTTGTAGTTCTCTACTTCCTCTCGTCGATACTGGACGGAAGCATGCAGCTTCTAAAGCTGCTGAGCTTCTCGCAAAACAATACCTATACAAATCCATAGGTAAGCATTTAGAGATAGCTGCTTTGATTTCAAAGCAGTTGGGACGTGC